GTCATATTTTCACTTGCCCAAACATCATCAATTGTTGTGATCAGATTATTGGCAACGTAAAATTTTAGTCGCCGATCTACAGGAACATCTAAATCAAGACTTAGTTGTTGTGTAAGCGGAAATTGTAAGTCAAGTGATTGTTGATACATTACTCTCTCCTTGCTTTCAAGCATTGTTCAAAGACTCTCCAAAGATCTTTCATTCTGAGTTCGTGAAACTCTCGAACTCCAATAAGAACATTCATTAGTTGATCCTCACTCAAGCTCTCACTTGAGTGGTAGAGAGTATCTAAATCATCAACAGTACGCCAAGCTGCTACGATCTTATCTTCAAGATCAATAAGCGTATTTTCTTGTGACCTCAGTTTCATGTCTTTCTCCCCTAGTTATAAAATAAGTGATTGTCGATTGTTGTAACTAACTCTAAATGTTTTGACCAGTAAGGGTTAACAGCATCAGAATGATACCAAAGAGACCCTTCTGTTATATCTTTATATTCACCCCACAGTACCTGATCTGCAATGTGAAGAGATTCCATCCATGTTGTAGAGTCGGTAGGATGATCAGAGAGACCATCACAAAACCAACTAAACTGACAACGATTCTTAACTGGAAGCATATTGCCTTTCCAGTTTTCTTCCCACTCTGCTTGATATACTACTTCACAAACAGAGTTGGGAAACTGTGGATCTTGTACTCTATTCAGTACTACGTTTGCAACTGCCAACCTTCCCGCAAAGGATTGGTTAGCAGACTCAAAGTATATATTCTGTGCTAAACAGAACCTCTCACCGTTTTCATCATAGCTCGCACCTGGAATAGGCATTGCGAGTGCTGCAACTACAGCGAGAGTACGAATCACTGTACAAACTTAGTAAGATCCGGCTCTCGATAGTTCGGGCCTTTCATAACCTTGCCATCTTCTCGGTAGAGAGGACGACCGTCTGCACCAAGCTTTGTCATGTTGCTGCTATGCACTTCGTGAAAACAATCATCAAGATCAATACCAAAGGCATGGCCTGCTCCGTAGACAACATAGAGAATGTCTGTAAGCGCATCTGCAATTTCAAGCATACTTTTGTTAGCCAATCCATCACGTAACTCCTGTACTTCTTCGTCAATTAAATCAAGGCGTAGTGCCGAGAGGTTAAAGTCGGGTGTAGTGGGAATATAAAGAACTTCTTGACCGAAGGCCTCCATAAAGTCACCAACCTTTTCAAAATTTGTAATCTGTGTGTTGCTCATTTTTAGTTCCTATTTATCTGGTTTATGCGTATATTATACTCGCATTCACCACTTTTGTCAAGATTTATCTTTCAATGACTTGAGGGTTCCTGGATACTTTTTATTCAGTTTTTCCATCATTCTCGAAATCATGTGTTGCTTCGGGATAGTAACTACCTCGATGTTTTTGTAGTAGTCCTCTAGATTACGAGTATCGCCTTGAATACCATGATAGCACTCTTCAGCCTCTTCGTCATCCAAATCACCATCCCAGTTCAAATCAGTAACCTGTAGTTGAGCCGTCTTCGCATTAAGAAAGATACGATCATAGTTCTCATCGAATGCTTTTTTATTAGTGGTTCTATCCTTGTCGCCTTTGCTCATGTATTCTCTCCAATACTGCTAGCTTTTGTTCGTTCGTCATTATAAACCAATCTGTAATCTCTGCGGGTGTGCGTTTACATCCGAGACAAGCACTCTCTGCGGGGTCGTACAAACAAGTACCTATGCAGGGGGACTTAACAGTTTTATTAGTTTGTCGTTCCATATCTTTTTAAACTCTGGGTTCTGTGCTCTGTCTCTAGCGCGTTTGAGGGCTTTCGCCCTCTTTGCTAAAAGACTCATAGGCTAGCAAGTATAAATTCAGGAGATGTGTAGTGATATGGATCTTCTTCACAGTTATCTTCCTTTCCTTCTTCGATAAACCAGTCAGTAATCTGACCATTGTCGATAATACAAGCATATCTCCAAGACCGAGGACCAAAGCCCAAGTTATCTTTATCTACTAGCATATTCATACCATCAGTAAATTTGTGAGAACCGTCGGGAATCACTTGAACATTCTCCAAGTTGTTTTCTTTTGCCCACTTATTCATTACAAACGAGTCATTGACAGACACGCAGTAAATTGCATCAAATCCTTCTTGGTTCAGAAACTCTGGAGCAAGACGCTCAAAGTCTGGAAGTTGATAAGTTGAGCAAGTAGGAGTAAATGCTCCTGGAAGTGAGAATACTAAAACTCTGCGGTGAGCAAAGAGATCCCAAGTGCTTACGCTTTGCCATCCGTATTCATCACCTTGCTGTACGCGCGTTTGAAACACTACTGAAGGCGCGTGAGTTGGAAGACTACGGTAGTACCGTCGATCTTCATAATCTTCTCGCTCGTGGCGAGCACAATAAACTGTCATTTTACCATCCTTTTTTAATTTTTGCATCATAGTGATACTGTTTACATTCTTTAATGGTTTCGGAAACACCTTCCTCAACCTCTTTTTTGCACATTGCGTTTATTCTTTTTGTATTTTCGATAGCACCAAGTGTACCGGCGATAATCATTGCCCAAAATACTATGTTCATGTTCTTCCTTTAAATACTACTTTTCTATATGCACAAGGCGAATATAGAAATTTTTATTGATGAGTGATTCAGGATAGCCTTTGCTAACCAACCACTCGTTTTGATCTTTCCAATCCCACATTGCCCAATAAGGTGGACAGGCGACTGGAAAACCATACTTCTCGCCTTCTGGAGGCAAAATCATTAATATTGTGTTAGCCATGTTAAGAGGGGGACGTTTCCAAGCTCTTCCTACCATGATCTACTATTCCAAGAAACAGAAAACCTATATTCCGCATCTGTATCAGAAAAATGAATCTGATTATTATCTTCATCGTAAGTATAATCCTCATCGTTGAGAATATTCTCACAAAGATCTAATGCGAGATTTAATGTTTCTAAATCTAAAAATTGTGTTGTTGGTCCTACCATCCGAATAACCCCCATCCGTGATTTGCTACTGCGTTAAGTATAATGGCTATACAAGTTGCCATATGAGTAAGCCACCATGTAGTTCTAATTAAGGCAATGGCGTCTGCCTGTGCATCAGTCTCTCCGACCTTCTCTCCAAGGCTTTTAGCCCATAATCTCCATAGTCCTCTCATTCTAGCCCAAGTTCTTAGTTTCATTGCTGACCTCTTTTTTATCATTCCGCCGAACACGTTTATTATAGCCACGTTTGATGACTTTTAATGCTCTTCTACCAAAGTTATAATACTTACGAGCTTTGGTAAGTGCATCGTATTCGTCTCCACCTTTCAACGGGGTTGTTCTACCTTTTTTCATACTTCACCTATCATATGGCTTCGTACATTAGAATTTACTAATCTCCCATACTTATCATAAGTATACACAATTGTTTCCTGTGTATCCTTATTAACTCGCACAGTAGATTTTACAGTTGTAATGTCGTACTGTATATTTGGTGTTTTGTACGGAAATTGCATACGTGCTGATATTCCTTCTATCATTTTGTCAACATCTCCACTAAATTCATTAACACAGCAGTACCTGATATAGAACTGCCAATTATAATTGCTTTATCATTCCAGCAGTGTCCTACATATATCCAAGACCCTGCTGCAAGTGTATAAAATATCTGTCCCATTGTTCCAAGTCCTGCACTCATTAAAAATACACCAGTAACTCCAAAAACAGTAGCTATCCACTTAACATAACTATCTACTGTTCCTGTAGGAGTCGCAGGCTTGAGATCATCTACCTCGAGCTGTAGCTCTTCCATCTCCTGCTTTAGCCGCTTACGTTCAGCATTCATTTCCATTGCTAAACGCCCTGCTTTACTCATAGTACTTCCAATGTACTGCTCTTTAACTTCGGGGCTTATCTTTGCTTCTAGCTTTTCTTCGTTATACTCTTTGCCCATCTTACCACCTCGTTCTATACTACAGACCAACTGTACATAAGATCCGTGTACCATTGGCTAAATTCATCAAAGTGGGACTCAAACTCAAATCTTATTGTATCTCCATAGATATCAGTAAAGTATTTGATGTCCCACTCTTGTTTTTCACAGTTCTCTTTACACCACTCTATACAATCATTTCTAACATCAGTATGAGTGATGTGTTGAAAGTAAGAGCCCATTCTCCACTTTCTTTTATAGTCATCTATCTCTTGGGGTGTCATTCTTGTATTAAGCATCTTTCTTCGCTCTTTTAATTGATTCTTGCATTCGTTTGTAGTCTTGGTCTGCTTCCCACTGAGCTTGCTTATCTCGAACTATTAACCAAGCTCCTGCAACACCAACCATAAAAAGGCTAAAAGCCATACCCGCTATAATATATTCCATTATACATTCTCCCATAAAAGATCTGTGAGAATTTCTTCATAAGAATATGCTTCAACTTCCCACGGGGTCTCCGAGTAGTCAAGTCCTTCACAATCAATTGATTTCTTGTTGTGTTTCCAAACATGATCTACCATATTAATTTGTCCCTTGCAGAATTGTTTTGCATGAGTAAGCTCATGTGCAAGACTTCCTGCAATTTCATGAGGCTCGTAGGCAATTACTTCGTCATCTTCGTATCTCCAATGAGTTCCTATAATGATTGCAGACTCAAGCTCGTCGCCTGTACAATAACCTACAGCGGAGCCTTCTTTATCTGCGAACTTTTGAAAACGAATGTTGATATCATAATCAACATTGTCTGGGAAGAGAGCCACAATGCATTCGTCAATAAACGTATTGAACTCAGGGAATCTTTTACCTTCGGTTGTTACTTTTATCATATAATTTCTCCAATTCATGAAACTATTATACGCCTTATTCAGCAGGTTGTCAAGAACTATTTCAAGCCAAAAGGATTTTGTGCCTGCTTTTCTTGTCTTTTTCTTTCTCGTACTTTTGCTGCTGCTTTCTTCTTTTGCTTCTTTGTAGTGCGCTTCTCGTGGTACTCTTTTTCTTTGTAGTCAAATAACTTATTGCTGTCTGCAACCTTGCGTTTGAATACTCGTAGTGCGCTCTCTACATTACCATTCTTAACTTTAACTCTCATTGAGTTTTAAACCTATAGCCTCTCTTACGAATGTAAGATACTTGATTACGTATAGACTGCACAGTTCTGCCAGGTAATAACCTAGCCATCTCTTCCACATCTAAGTGGTAGTAGTGAGAAGCAAGTATACGTCTCTCGTCGGTAGTCCACGGTCTCTTTTTATATTTTTTCATGGGATTATTATACTCAAAAGCGGTTGCATTGTCAAGAAATTTTTTTAGGGTCGCTCAAAAATTTTTCTTGACTTTTGGTGTGTTTTTCAGTATAATTCACCCATAAAACAAAATAAAAAATATATGGGAAAAGTAAGATAGTTCTTGACTTATTGCTTGTTTCTGCGTATAATAATCATTCTGAAGTGGATAAACCAATCCAAGAAACGGAGAAAATTATGTTAGAGTATGCCATTTTTGTGTTTGTAGTTATAGGATGTGGCCTTACATGCCATGCCTTAGGCAAACAAGAAGGGATAGAAACAACAATAGAACACTTAGTTGATAATGGGATGCTTGAGCTTGAAGAAGAATAGGCTCCTGATATTAGAAGACAAAGATGAGAGTGGTAAATTAGTGTATAAAGTAAGAGATAGTAGAAGATTATTTGTTATTACACACAGTAAAGATGTTGCTCTCAAAGTATTTAAAGAACTCAAACTAGACTATCAAAGACAAAAGGAACAAGAAAATGCCAGCAAAGTTTAAAGAATCAGTAAAAGTAGTAGTAGACCGTCAATCTCGCAAGATGAAAACAGTACACTACTACTTGAAAAATACCCCGACTCAACAAATTGTTGATGCTCTAGAGAGCAGCAATACACAACCAAAGCACAAGCAGAAGTTCCGAAACGAGCTTGTACGACGCGGAGTTAGTGTTTAATGAATCTGAGGGAAAGATTAATTGAAGCAACGATTGCACATGTAGAAGGTAAGATTGCCTACCACAAAGCAAACGTAGAAGTCTACTTGACAAATCCAGTCGGAATTGGAGAGCATCCTGATATTATGGAGGCTCTGCTGTCAGAAATGAAAGAGATAGCAGAACATCAGGATATTTTAGAGGTTGCACAAAATATTCCGAAAAAGGTAGTATAAGCTCGCCTAAAGTAGCTTATGTATGGGCTACTTAGCCCGAGAGACACAATGGAGAAAAAGTAGTGAAAAACCGAGAAGAGGCCGCTTGCTTATTTTGTGGAGTGGTTACAGCGTTAGGCTGTTTAGCCTTGCCCTTTTTTATTATCAGCATGAGTGCCAGCGCAATGTAATACTAGGAGAAATCTTACATGAATAGAGAACAAGTACAGAAACAATTAGCAATAGACGAAGGAATAGTAAACGAAGTATACCTTGATCATTTAGGCTACGCCACTTTTGGCATCGGGCACTTAATCACGGATAAAGATCCAGAACAAGGATGCGACGTTGGAACTCCGGTTAGCGAAGAGAGGGTCACAGAAGCCTTCCAAGCAGATCTTGACATTGCTATTGGTGAATGCAAAGTTCTCTTTGACTTGTGGGATACCTACCCAGGGGAAGTCCAAGAGATACTCGTCAACATGATGTTTAATCTTGGACGACCCCGACTTAGTAAGTTCAAAAACTTCAAGAAAGCTGTCGATGCAGGAGACTGGAAGACAGCAGGTATTGAAGGCAGAGATTCCTTATGGTGGAAACAAGTAGGGAATCGTGCTGAAAGACTTATGGTAAGAATAGAAAATGTCTAAAATTTTGATGGGAATTATAGCGGCGATGGGAATAGGAGGTTACTTCTACTACCAGACCGCTATAGTGCCTATGAAAAATAAGATAGAAGAACAAACCGCAGTAATACTCGCACAAGACTTGCGAGACCAAGAACAAAAAGCAGCGATCGCTGCAATTCAAGAAAACCTTGAGACCACAACCAAAGCTCTTGGAGGTTTACAAGTTAAAAATCAACAAGCTGAAGCACAAATGTCAGAGTATCTCGACATCTTTCGCAGACATAATCTTGCCAAGATAGCAAGTGCTAGACCTGGCAGTATACAACTTAGAGCCAATAGAGCTACAAAGGAGGTGTTCGATGCAATTGAAGATGTTAGCGAGTCTATCAGCAATCCTGATACTAAGTAGCGGGTGTAGCCTTCTTACTCCAAAGCCTTTGCCTCCTCGTGAAGTAAAGATTGTAACAAAGCCTGTACCTATAGATATTGTACATCCAACAATGCCTCGTTCTTTGAACCTCAAAGAGCCTAAATGGTATGTAGTGTCTGATGCTAAGATTATTGAAGAGTGCAAGAAAGATCCCGTAACAAAAGAAAGAGACTGTAAGCTAGGCAAAGAAGATCTATACCCAGAAGGATATACATACTTTGACCGTTTCATAGCTGATATAAAAAAGAAACACGGAGGAGATCTTGTGTTTGTTGCTATGTCTGTTGCAGACTACGAACTTATGAGTTATAATACTCAAGAAATCAAAAGATATATTACTCAGTTGGGCGATGTAGTTATTTACTACAAAGAAGTCACGACTAAAGTAAAGGAGCCTGAAGATGGCGTACAGTGATAAAGTAATGGATCACTACGAGAACCCACGCAATGTGGGTAAACTCGATGCGGGTGCTCCGAACGTCGGTACGGGTATGGTAGGCGCTCCTGCTTGTGGAGATGTGATGCGTCTACAGATTCTTGTGGACGACAACGATGTAATCACAGATGCAAAGTTCAAGACCTACGGCTGTGGATCCGCTATTGCCTCTAGTTCACTTCTAACAGAGTGGGTAAAAGGACAACACATGGATGAAGCATACAAAATTAAAAACACGGACTTAGCCTCTGAGCTAGCTCTCCCTCCTGTTAAAATTCATTGTTCGGTTCTTGCCGAAGATGCGATTAAGACAGCAATACGTGACCTCAAGGATAAGCGGAGTGAAATACCAAGTAATTAAAGATTTCCTATACCCCGATGTAGCGGAAAGATTATCCTCACACATAGAAAACGCCAAACCAGATCAATGGAAACACTACTATAAGTTTGGCCCAGATGACAGACCTCTGTACTCTGACAATACTATAAAAGACGAGTTTCTAAAAGCAAACATCTATAAAAAACTAGAAGAAAGCCTTCTAGAAGGACACTTTACTTACAGATTGAAAAGACTTGTAAAGTGTACAGACGAAAGCTGTGACTGTGCTATGTGTTACTTGAGAAAAGAGATACTGAGTACTCCCGATTTCCTACAATTTATAGGAGACCTTGCAAAGATAGAAGGATTACAACTCGTAGAAGACTTCGGAAGTATTTATGGACACGGAGACTTTCTTAGTATACATCCTGATCCCAACTTCGATGTAGCTTTTATTCTAAACCTTTCCAAGGACTGGAAGTATGAGTATGGAGGCTGCCTAACTGTTTTCGATAAAGAGGATCCTGTAGTAATACTACCAGAGTACAACTCTTTAGTACTCTTATACTTGGGGGAAGACGGTGTAGACCACTATATCAGTGAAGTATCTAAGCTGGCTCCAGGACCTCGTATGGCAGTGAGCGGATGGTTCAGTAGACCACAAAATAGTTCTTGACACCCTTCCTAAATTTTAGTATAATACTTATTCAAATTTAGGAGACTACCATCAATTTATTTTATTTAGACGAAGATCTCGACAAGTGTGCCGAGTATCATGTTGACAAACACGTTAACAAAATGATACTCGAAGCAGCACAGCTTATTAACACAAACCTCTGGATAGATCACCTGTTCGGGTTTGTGCCTCGTGCTATCACTAAAGAAGAGAATAAAGTTCTTCAAGAAACTCGTAAGAAGTGGAAAGATGTTCCTATGGAAGATCGCCTCTTTCCTTACTTACCTACGATGCAGAATCACCCTAGTTGTATCTGGGTGCGTTCTTCGTTGGAGAATTACTTCTGGACAAATTGTTATGCGTTTGCTCTTGGTAGCGAAGCGCATTACAGATATGGTAGCGATCACAAGAGTCTTGCAATGCTGAGAGCACTGCCAGAACCTGAGTTTATGGAAGACCACGGTTTCACTACGTTTGCCTTGGCAATGACAGAAGAGCTAA